TAGCTGTGCGGCGTGGAGCGCAGCGGAACGTCCGAACGAGCGACTTGTTAGGCGTAATTGGAGACTGAAATGAGCAGGCAGAAGGACTTAGCATGCCACATCCTTTAAGAAAAATATTTTCTTAAAGGATAGCATTATATTTCTTAAAGGACAAAAGCACTTTCTTAAAGGATGGAGTTTCTTCAGTTGACCTCGGCTTGAGCGCCTAACAGCGTATTAACAGGCAAAAAATAACTATACAGTACGCATATTTACCTGTCTTTCATCGTTTTTACTACTTTCTCGCTGCTTCTTCCAACAATGTATCCACCGAGTCCGATTTTCAATAAATCCCACAGGTCGGGAGGCAAGATTAACTTAGGTGCCTCGCTCCAAAAGAGTGAAAGATAAGGATAAATGATATAATTGTTTGCAACAATCCCTGCGAATATCAACATAGTAATTGGCCTCCATGAAGCAACAATCCAATGCTCAGACTTTGCTTCAGAGACAATCACATTCATGGCAGACTCTAATTCTTTGAGCTTTCCTTGTTGCTCAAGCTCTAATAGTGCGGCTTGCGCCTTTGCTCTTTCTAATGGGTCAGGAAATATCTTGCTGATTATAGTTGAACCGAAACTAAGAATCTCACCTACTGGAATCATTTAAACCACCTATGCTCTAAATATTTTACTAAATCCCAAAACCTTACGCCTGAATATAGCAAGCCGACCTTTAATGTATTGATGTTCTGGTTCTTTAAGCTATATAGAAAAACTTTTGCTGCATACCGTCTAGTTAATCCCATCTCACCTTCATACATTCGTCTCAGCAAGAAGTCGTGAATAACGGCAGATACCTTATACTCACCATCTGGCGGCAATATCAGCGATATTGGGTATGGAATACTAGCCAAGTCAGTTGGGAACCCCTTTGGAACGCTTCTTGATACCCCGTCTATAGTGAAGTAGAAGTCACTGGTTAGCCTCCAGCCATGCTCCTTATCTTTCTTTACTTCAAGTTTTGAAAGGTGGCTTACTTTCATTCCGACCACCTTATATGTAAATGATGTTCTTCGTATGGACTTACGAGATTATAAAACTCTTTAATTGATGCCCGTGAGCTAGTTACCATCTGCCCAACATGCTCTTTGCCTAACCCTATGCAGCCTTGGACTTCTTTAGCATAATTAGCAACGTGAATTAAGCAAGCGTACCGTTTGCTCTTCACCTCTTTGTATTTAGTTACTTCACCATCCATATCAACCATGCACAGAACATTGCCGTACTTTGGTGAGCTGAACGGCACTAGCTTATAATGACCATCGGGAACACATGATTTGAAAGGCATGTTCCTGAACCAAGGCTTTTCAACCGTAGCAAACTTTTTTTCGTCTCCGATATAAAGACTGCCAAACGTTCCTTGATCGGTTGATTCGTGTCGATGGAGTGTTAGTTTCATCTTATAATTCGCCATACAGTCGCAACGTGCCGAAAAGCTGATCTGTCGGGTCGTTGTCTGTTTGGATGCGGATGCGCGTTATTGCCGCAGTAATTGAGCTAACTGTAGATGTAAGGAGTACCTGTATATTGTCAGTGTCACGGTAAGTGTTGGAAATACTGGTAGCAATTTTTAGGTTACTCCCGGCATAATCCTCAATCGTTAATTTAAGATATGAATACGAGCCGCTTGGCGAACTGGCTGCTGCCGCCGAGCCGATTCTTGCCTCTGCCACCTCGGAGCCTGTTGTTGAGTTATTTGACCCACCGACCCATTGCCTATGATAGTTTGAGGCCGTGGTGTCTGCATTCATGTATAACACAACGGCATCAAGTGTGCTGGACACGTCTCCACGTACTGCGCCCTCAATAATAATTCGATTAAACCCAGACGGAATGTTGTTAAAATCAAAATCTCCAGCAGTCGTGTTATTGATTTCCTCAATTAGCTGCTTGCCGTAATATGGAGCGCGGTAGCTTTCCCATTTAGTGATTGTGATCGTGTTGCCTGCCGCCTCGTCTACAATGACATCGCCATCCGTACCGCCAATGGTCATCTTACCTGCTGCAATGGCCGTGATCTTAGCCGAATAGATGTTGTTGGCTGCGTTGCTAAATCCGGTGACGTTGACATAATCATCCGCATCAAACCCGGCCGTTATAAAACCGTTGCCAGAATCGTTAAATGAGTTGTCGGCGTTGGCGGCCGAAATAGTGGTGCCTGATATGGTGACCGATGTGGATAGCTGGGACAGAATGACTTGATCTGTGTACGCTGGCGCACTGGATGCCGTTAATTTAGAAATTGGTGTGGTCATTTGAAAGCTCCGTGAGACCCCGTCTCTTCAGGGCGGGGAGGTAAGAAGTGCTTTTGATCTTTTCTGTGCATAAATAATACCTTATATATTGACTTTCACATAATTTAATGCATTATATGAAGCATGGTTAAAAAAGCATACAAATACAGATTCTATCCAGACGAAGAACAAGCAGAATTGCTTGCCAAGACGTTTGGCTGTGTTCGATATGTTAGAAACTGATTCCGGCATCTCTCAAAGCTCCTTCTAAATAATCGATCCTTTTCTGCATATCCGTGACTGATCTGCGGTTATCTGTTTGTTGTTTTTTGGTTGCCCACCTACAATTATCTGGGTCATAGTTGCCGTTATTATTTATACGATCTAGTGTGTGGCTTTTTGATGGCCTGCGTCCCATATCCTCTAAGAATTTCGCATAGTTATTTACCCAGCTTTTGCATACGCTAATGCCTCTTTCGCCATAGTATTTGTAGCTAGGACTTTTATTATTCAAGCATCGGTCTTTCATCGACTGCCAGCTATAGTATTCGGAGCTGTAAGAATCTCCGTGAACAACTTTTTTGCTAAATTCACACCCGGTATTGCATGAACACTTACAGCCATCTTTTAGGCTAATACCAAGTGCATAAACAATCTCCCCGCAATCACAAATAACTTCATATTTTCGATTAGACCTATGTCCATTTTTGATTACTCTGTAATTTCCTGTTGCGGTGAGTGATCCAAAACGATCACCTTTAATAACAATGCTTTTCTTTCTTAATTCTCCCGTTATGGCCTGTTCAAGCGTGGCCAATTTGTTCATCCTGGAACCAATCGTTGTTAATGGAATAGCATATTTTTTAGATGCTTCTTGTCTTGTTAAATACTCACCAAATACGTTGTGCTTTTTGGCTCTCATGGCTTTACTCACTCTATATAACGATAACCAATTATATCACAAAACCCTTCGCATTAAAAACATGATTAAAAATCCTAAATTAGCCAAGCATATCGCGGACGCGTCTTGGGGAGAACTGACTAGGCAAATAGAGTATAAGTCCAATTGGGGCGGTCGTACTTTTGTCGCTATTGACCAATGGTTCCCTTCGAGTAAACGCTGTGATTGCTGCGGATACATTGCGGATACGTTGCCGCTCGATGTACGTTCCTGGACTTGTCCAGAGTGCTCAACAACACTGGATCGAGACATCAATGCGGCCAACAATATTAAGCGGGCGGGCTGCTCGTTAATAGCCTTTGGAGAGAATGTAAGCGGCATTGGGTTAGTCCCTGTGTCCAGTTCTCGATGAATTAGGAATCTCCTTCCTTTATGTAGGAGAGCAGTCAATTTATTCCTCTAGTATTATAGCGTTACCGCCCTCGGTTGTGATTGCTTCGTTGCTCTCGCTGTGTAGAGCCGTGCCTGATGCGGGTGCAGCAGCGCTGATCGTTGCGCTGTGAGTGGTGAGCGACAGAGCCTCAGCGTTGGCATTGATCGGGGTAGAAAGATTAATAAAAGCCGCATGAGTTGTTATCGTGAAACCAATATTTTTTGTGCCAATATTTCCTCGCAGCGCCCAAACGCCAGACGTGCGGGATGCCGTGTACTTTGACACGGAATATTCGTTAGTCAGGTCAAGCATCAAGTCGCCAGACTCAACAGCTATCGACGGCAAATTGCCGTAGCGATCTATCTGTATCGGATTAGCGTGCTGGGTTACCGTGTTCCCCTCCACCGCCCATGCGCCCTTAGCCGTCGTGCCATCTGTGTCATAGATGTAAATCTTATCCAGTGGGTCAATAAACCATCGCGGGTCAATGCTGTTGATGTAAGGCCAATCAAAAGGCACAGCATTTGTGATGGTTGCGGGGTGCGTGGTTAATTCAAGTGTTACCAGCGCTGTCATCTGAGTAAACGCTCTTGCAGGCGAATCAACTGCTGTTGCAAGTAGTCAATCTGTTTGGCATTGCCTTCGACTCTGGATATGACCTTGTGCGGATGGCCGTCTTGATGCTCGTCAATCACCTCGCGTATCTGATCCAGTTCGCCGTCGATCTGACCCTTTTCATACTGCCAATCAGCGCGGGAAAACCGGGTTGCCTTGATGCCGCGAATGAACTCAGAATTGCGGTCCACCTCTTTGGTCAGGCCCACAAGAGCAGCCTGTGTGCTGGCATCGCCAAAGTCACTCAACGTCCGCAGATGCGAAGTTGTTTGCGTCTGCAAGTAAAACAAACCGCCGATAAACGAGATGATGACTGAGGCTGCAAGAGACATAGGTGCCCAGTTGACTCTTGACTGCTCAAGCTGACGTCTCTCGATGCGTTCAAGAACGCTGACAACTTGCCCGACCTCGGTGTCGATGCGAGTAAGGTTGCGGTCAGTTTCGGCTTGTTGCGTCCGTATATCAGAAATTTGCGATAACATCTCTGAATATGCCTCAGCCATTGTCTTTTAAACCTTACTCAATGTCGCAATGCCTGAAGCATTCCAAGTGATCTGTAAAGTGATTGCGGTCATATCAATCGGGCCACCTAGATCAACGTAAGCCACAGCCGGGTCACCTGCTTGCGTGTCGTTATAGATCAGCCCCCAGTAGGCGTCGGTGTCGTTTGAACCATCAGCCGCCCATGATGGGTTAGTGCCTGAGTCAAACGTCCCTGTGCCGGATGTTTGCGACCAGCAATTTGCCCAAGTGCCAATAGATGTGCCGCCTGCTGTATAAGTGCCAGCCGTGCCAACTTCGGTGTAGTCACCCAAAGCTGGCGTGGCGTCGCTTGCTGTGGGCGCTGTGGTGTTGTCGAGAACTGCCACTTTAATGTCATCGGTGCCCGCCCATCCTGCAAAGTAATCGCCGAGGGACATTGCCTCGTCAAACCATACGATGTCGCCTTGTGCCATTGTTATTTTCTCCTGAGTTAATAGCCGATGGCCATCCAGTGGTAAGTACCGGATATGCCGCGCTGTGGGTAAATGGTGAATTGGGAAAGTGATTTGATAATTGCCGGGCAGCCGCCCCAGTTGGATGCGTTGCCTGGAAAGCCTTGTGTGGCCTCATTAGCCACCACACTGAAAAAAGTGGTCGTGAATGCTTTAGGCAACGTAATATCTGTACCGGTAGAACTTGACGACGCCAATGTGCCGGTCTTACCCCATTGTATAATTAAGCCGCCGGGTAACTCTTGGTAGCCGTTCGTAGAAAGCGATTGATTAGCGCCGGTAAAATCAGACTCAAGCAATGGCGCGGTTTGACCCTCAAGCGATGTAATACGAGACTCATAATCCGCAGACTCGGTTTGCAACGTGTCGATTTCACTCTCTGCCGTGGTTAGTCGCCCATCTATGGATGTGACCGATGTATTCAGGCTTGAAACCGATGTGGTCAGGCTGGACAGGTCTGAGACGATAAACGGGTCAATGGTGTATCGCACCACGTCATTTGAATCAGTGACCGTAATCTTGATGTCGCCCACTGTTTCGTTTACATAAATCGGATCAAAGCGCCCTGTTGCATCTGCAACAACGGGTGTAGAATGGGCTGTGGTAAGATCATCGTCTTGATACACGGTAACGGGCGTGGAAGTGCCTGTTTCGTAGGCGTAGAGCTTGTCTCCTGCCTCATAGGTTTCGCCAATCAGAGGCGGGAAGATTAAAACTGCTGCCATAATTCTCTCCGGTCAATATAAAACCCCACATAAGCGAGGCTTTCATGAAAACTTGGTTTCTTTTGTTCACCCCTATCGGAATGCTCGGCCTTGTGTTCCTGGTCGATCTCGATAAGGCATTTGTGATTTTTATCTCTGCCGTTGCTGGCGGCTTGTCTGGTTTCTATCTCGGCCTATCATTCGCGCTTGAGCGAATGTACTACCATGAACATGGCGAATACCCCGCTAGTATCATGGTGGACAAAGCGATTGAAAAACTACTTGGTAAGTAACTCCATCAACGCATCTAAGGCTTTTTCAGGTGTGTATTTCTCGGCCATTCGTCTTGCCCTGCGTGACTTCAACACGCCGCCAGCCATCTCTGCTGCTGCCGTTGGGTCGCCACTAGCCAACCGTACTTTCTGCATGGCATTACCACTAGCTTTCTCAATATCGCCCTGAAAGGTGTTAAACAGTTTTTGTGGCACTACGGAACGTAGCGCAGATTCAACTGAGACTAATTCCATGATGTTGTCATCCAATCTGTTGCCATACTGCTGAATAATGCGCTCCGCATTCTCGATGGCGTCCATCTGATTGGTGCCAGCCGCATAATTGCTAAGTAGCTTTCTGGACTGGATGCCAAGCTGTTTATTGGCTGAATCGCCAAACATATTGACTTTGCCGCCCCATGCGTCTTGCAGCATTTCAAGCGCTTGCCGATGATCTGAATATTGCGTGTTGACCTGCCGATATTCATCGGACGCATCGCGCAAAACCTCATTCAAGTTATGGCGTAACCGCTTAACCGCGCCAAGAACCTCACCTTTTAGCCCCTTTTCCTGCCCTTTGCCGTAGACCACCATATTGTCGATCAATCGCTTGACACGATGGATGTCATAAGCGCTTTGGGGCGCATCTCGGCCAGCCAACTTGCCTACAATCAGCTTCAGCGTTCTTTCTGCGTCATCAGCACCCTCAATCATAGAGCCGCGCAGATCAATCGACACGCCGCCTTGATTGGAATAACCAACATCAAGGTCTCTCAGGTCATCAATGAATCGCTGCATCGGGCCTGAGTGGTCTACCTCCACATCTTTCAGACGCTTGGCAACGTTATCAAGCTGGCCTGCCGCGTCATCCATCTTGGTTTTAAGTAGATCAACACGCTTCGCCAGTGAATCACCGATCACTTGATTGATGCGGTTATGGATCGCATAGCGGTTATCTTTAACAGACGCTTTCGCCACGTTGACCATTTGCCGCATTTTGGCTCGGTCACCCTTGGAGGCTGTCTTGATTTGCTGGATTAGCCCATCATCAAAGCCTTGCTCAATGGCCTTTTGTGCAGCCTTGTCGTTTTTAATGCCGCCGAGTTTGAATTTAGCCAACTCGTATGGCGCTAGGTCTTTGTCGCCGCTGCCAGTCTTAATTCTGGACGCTATGGCTCTCTCAGACAGTGTGCGGCCTATCTTGTCTGCGACCATGCCAATAGGCGCACCGAATGCCGCACCAGTCGCAGCGCCTTTAACCGCTTCCGCTGAAACATCTTGCTCGGCCTTGCCTGCACCGTACAAGCCGCCCTCAACAGCACCCGTGGTCGCGCCTACCGTTGCCGCCTTGGTCTTGGGAAGATTGCGAAGTTTGCCGATATTGCCGACACGCCCCGCTGCATTCGCTATTGTGCCGCCTGTTGCCAAACCACCCACAATCTCAGCGCCCAATGCTGTTTTGGGGTTTCTTTGTGCGTACGCCTTATCGTCCGCGCGAATCTGATCCCGAATGCCGGTGTAGATTTCACCGAATGATTTATCTGGATGGTCGCCAGACAGCTTTCCGTAAGCTGCCCCACCAGCCGCCGCCAATTCATCTGCAAACCCGAAAGTAGCACCCTGCCCTAATGGATTCAGGATTGAGCCGCCGTCGCTTTGTGGCTGCGGAGCCTTCTCGACAGGCTTCGTCACACTGATAAACTTGCTATCGAACTCCTGCCGATCCATATCCGAATAATGCTTGTTATACAACGAATCAGCCAACGCCTGATCGCTCAAGTCATTGTACTGCGGATATTGTTGTCGAAATTCTTGGATATTCATTATCTAAGACCTAGCGGGTCTGGCGCGTTAGGGTTGATGCCTGGTGTGCCGCCATAAAGCTGCGACAATTCGGAAGCCTTCCTAGGATCACCGCCCAGTTTGGCCCGGACAATGGCATCCACCACCGCGAGCTGTTGCCACCTTGCTTCTGGCAGTGTGGTTCTGGTTGGCACCATTCGCATCAACAATTCTTGATCCTTATCGGTGAATACGCCTTCGCCAGATGCGCGGAATAGCTGCTTCAAAACCGGAGCCATCGCCGCCACAGCACCGTCTGCCATTTGCTGTCCAGCCGTCAGAGCAGGAAGCCTGCCCATAATTGGCCCGGTATCTGTCGAGCCAAGTGACTGCATAAGGCCGCCCATTGCGGTTTCGTAGACATTCAACGCTTTTTGGTTTTCGACCATTTTGGCGTTGCGGCCTGCTTGATTCTTTGCTTCTTCTTGCGCCGTTGTCACAGCCGCAGCATGACCTGCTGTGCTTTGTGGTGGCACGTTTTTAGGCGTCGATGTGACAGGGCGGCCAGTCAGCGGATCATTCATCAAAACACGGTCGCCTTGATCGGATCTAACCAAAGGTCTTGCAGGCGAAACGCCATCGGGTAGGTTTATGCGCTCTGCGCCCCCGGCTGAATTCAACTGATAAGCACTGATATTGCCATCAGCGTCCTTACCATAAAAAGCCGTCAGGCCATATTTAGGGTCGCCACCACTCGCCTTACCAACAGCCCCGCGCAGCCTGTAGCCTAGATTGTCAGACCACACCGAATCAGCGTTGCTAATGTCTGCGCCCATTCTGCGGGATTGCTCAAGAAAACCTGAGTACATGGCTTGCCGTTGCTCTTGTGGAGCCTGCTCGACCGCATCAAGAAAGTTGCGCGTTAGCTCCATCTCTCGCTGATATTGATCGGCCTGCTGTTGTTGTTTTTGACGCCCATCCTCTTTGCGTCGCTGCTCTGCCAACACGTTCAACTGGTTCTCATAGCGCCTGCGGTTTTCGTTCTGAACCAGTGCGTTGCTAACCGTGTTTTGGATGTTCCTGCCAACATTAACGCCGAAGTTGGCTATGGCGTTTTCGATGCCCATTAGAATTTACTCAGCCCAAAACCCAACAGCGAGTTACCGATTCCAGCCTTAATGCCGCCTTTTGCAAGGTAACCGGATGCTTTAGCCCCGCCGATGCCTGCCTCAGCCGCACCAACTTGATTAGCCGTGTTGGTCAGGATATTGGCTTGGTCGCCTGCAATGCCTCGACCGTAGTTAGCAAGGTTCATATTGCGGTTAAACCAGTTATTGTAACCTTGATCGGCCATGCCCTGGCCATATTTGGTCAAGCCTTTGAGCTGTGCGCCGGACAAATTCAAACCTCTAGCCGCGCCGGATGAGTCGACTGCGCGTTGGCCTTCGTTAAAGGCGAACTGATAGCCAGGATCAGCGCGGAAGATGTCGAAATTGCCTGAAGCGTAAGTATTAGCGATGGCGTTTGCGCCAAGCGATCCAAGATTTTGATAAGGCGTATAATTGGCCAGTGCTTGAGACTCCGCTTCGCGATATGCCTTGATTGCGTTTTGGTAGCCTTGCACCTGCGCGTCAGCAGCATCGCTCGCGTCACCACCACCAAAGGCGCTTGATAAAAATCCCATAATTAACTCCTTTCCGTTCCTGAGTGCATAGATAAATTAATAGCGCTTGAGGCATCCGCTACGGCTGAAATGTAGCCAGACGCACCTAAGCGCCGAACGAGTACCGAAATGCTGTCATACGCAGGCACAGAGCGCTCATAGGCCACTGCTGTTGTCACACTCGATACATTGCCAGAATCAACCGCATGAATGGTCACTTTGCGGGTTGCGCCTGTGTAGTTGGTTACAATTAAATGTAGATTATCGGCCACCGTGCCGGATGTAGATGGTGCGGTGTAAAACTTCTGCTCTGACGTGGTTAAATCTATCGGACTTGGTGTTGGGAATGCAACGCTCATAACAATGCCTCTAGTTGTTCAATGCGGCGCTTTAATCGGTCATTTTCAGCCATCAGATACAGCGCCATATCAGTCAGTCCAATGGTTGATTCAGCGGTTGCGGTGTTACCCGCTAAAGTGGTGTTGATCTGAACCAGATTCTGCGTCGGTGATGCTGATCCACCTGCGCGGTCAAACTGGTTACGAAAATACTCGATCAGCACATTCGGGAACCCAAGTTGCTGCATCACATCGCGCGGAAAATAACTCGCATCAGCCATCGACCGTGATCCTTGCCGTTGCGTCTATAAAAACACGCTTGACCGGCGCCGATATGGTTAGCCTTGGCGTAAATGATCGGTGCTGTCCAAGCCTGCGCCAAATCAATCGGTCGCAATGCTCGCCCTCTTTGCCCAGTGACCGCATGGCCTGAGTGATGTCTGGCTCTCTTGCGCCGCAGCCTAATACGTCCAGCATCACATAAGGTTCATCGGTGTAATCTATCTGATTGTTAGACACCTCCAGCAATTCACTGGCATCAAGCCTTGCCATACGCTCTTGGTTTGATCCAGCAATAAAAACACCATCGCCATAAACCAAAGCGCCAATTTCTTCCGTTGAAGATGGGAAACTTGTGTCGCTCACAAGCTGCCATGTCGCGCCGTCATCCTCACTGAAGCCTATGGTGTTGTTATAACCAACCACTATCCACATATTGAGGCCAGTGCCAACTTCTGTCAGCCTTTCTGTGCCAAAAGGATTTGATATAGATGCCCAAGTCACAGCGTTGTCAGTCGAGCGCAAAATCAAACCATTGTAACCAACAGCCACCCATGTACCATTAAGATGCTGAATCGATTGCACATTGGTTGACCCTGCCAGTGTTTCCGCAGCGGTCAGAGCAGACCAAGTGATCCCATCATCGGTTGATACTCTAACAGTTCCGGAGTTGCCAACATTTACCCACTTGCCGCCGCCATAATAGACCCATGTAAGCGCCTCTGATGTGCCCGTGGTGACTGTTGACCATGAGCCGCCGCCATCTGTGGATCGAATCATGTGCCCGTTTGGGCCGTGCAAAAGCCAAGTGCCGGAATCGTTGCTCTCGCCACCCACATAGCGGGTTGAGCCAACAACAGAAACCGTCCATGTTAGGCCGTCGTCGTCAGATATACCAACTTTGTTGCCCTCGCCAGAAATGCACCACTTCTTATACAGCGGATCATAAAACGCATCATAAATGCCAGATGATCCGAAGCCGGGGTCGATCGCTGTCCATGTTTGACCCTGATCGGTGCTGCGTAGCAGAATTGATGACGTTAAGGACACGCCGCCAGTTACTATAAGAACGCCATTGCCGTATCCACCTTCACGTAGTTGATCCGTAGTAGTCAAAGCTACTTGTTCCCAGTTACCTAGCTCAAAGCCGTCAGTAAATGTGTTGTTGCTGTAATAACCGGGGACACCTGTTTCTGCAATCAATTCGATCTCATGGACGCGAAAACGCTGGTTTAATTGCGTAATTGGCGGGAATTGCACCTCTGAAATGATTTCGTCCCCGTTCTCGTCGTAGACATCCTGCTTCTGCTCATACAGTCGCCCACGCCCTGTATCAGCGCATAAAATCTTGTTAAATGCTTGAACGTGAAAAGACGCCCTAGATGTATCTGACTTCTCTGATTTTCGCTTGTGCCAAACACCCGTGGCCGCATCAAAAACCCAAGTAAACAAGCCAGGAACCGTCAACACATAAAATTCGTGCCCCTCTTCGATATAAGAGGACGCAACCGCCCCGTCATAGGCTGCACTGTCATCATGCCGCCATGCACCTTTGGCGATTTCGTACTCGACCGCATGAGTGGATATGCGCTCGGCGTTATACCCGCCTTGGCCGCCAATCCTTCGCACAATGCCAGAATCATCCAAAAACACGACTGAATTGTCCAGATTGGCAACCGACCACCTTGCACCTAAGCCTCGATTGATTACCGAGCCTTTGTAGGGCGCAACAATCTCTGTTCCGCCGGTTAAAAACCAAGATTCAATGGTGTCATCACCAAATAACAGCAGTCGGTCATGGTCACGCCATACCGCTACAAGGTTATCAGGCGCGTTCTCAGCCGTTGCGAAGTCTAAGGCATCGTATGTGGTGCCTTCGTAGATTTCAGACCAGAAAAGCTGCCCAGATGAGCCTGATTGATTGTTGTTAAAAAAGAAATAACCACCCAAAAAAGCCACTGTGTCGGCGTTTGGAAAATCCGAATCGGTTACAGGCGTTAGCGTGTCGGATGCCAGCGTCACAATGTAGGTGATCGCCTCCGTGGTGATGACAAGTTGTACCCCGTTGTCAGCCATCGACACACGACCATAGCCGCCAATATTGCCGATTAGCGTCGCTGCGCCTGTCTTGCGTACCTTGTACAGTTTTAGCCCGCAGACCACCCAAAGCGTCCCGTTGACCGGAACCCAATGCATCCCACGAATCAAAGCCGTGTCGATCTCGCTGAATAACAGCAGGCCGGGGCATCCGATCAGCGCAACAGGGCTTCTAGCCCCATCTGGTGCCTTCTCAACGTACATGTTGACCAGCGTTTCAGCAGTGAGCGCAACAGATCGCCCCTTGGCGTTCTTGGTAGCGGTGGGTATACGTTGGCGCATTAATAAGACTCTGCGTAGATGTTTAGATCGAAGTCGCGTTTGCCGTACATTGAAAGCAAGTGGTCAAAGGCATCTTCAGACTTCGCGATGGTGTCCATTTCCAGACTTATGTCGTACTGACGCGACATATAAACCGCCAGATTCAACACTATCGGCAGAATATGGTCGTCAGGGTATGGCAACGTGTCGGATAACGCCAAGTCTGCGTGACTCAGCGGAATACCTTTAATCTGCCAATATTTGAGTAATTGATTAAGCAGGCGCAGAGCGTCTTGCGCTTCAGCAGCGTCTGGCTCCTCCTGCGTCTGCAAGATGCCCAACTCCAACATGGCGTCTTTAATTAGTCGAAGTGCTGTTGTCACTGGTTTTTCTCGCCTTGATTACCTTCAGTTTGGCCGTTTGGTGCTGCTCGTACCATTCCGGCTCGACTTCGGTGTGTTTGCCTTTGGTAAAAACCACGCCCCGATAACTGACGTGGTTTTCTCTGTAGTTTCCTGCGTATTTGACTTTCATAGGGATAAGAAGGTGGGGCCGAAACCCCACCTATTTATCTTAAGCGTCAGCCGCTGCGCCGAAGTATCCTGTAACAACGCCGTGATCTTTCAGATCGTCAGTGTCGCTAGAGCCTGAGCCAAAGGTGATCTTCGCAATGCCTCGGATTTCTTCGATGGCGCAACCTACTTTGTCGCCATAGTCGAATTCTTCAGTCTTGGAAGTGGTCATCTTAGCCCATCCGATGCCAACAGCCTGTGCGCCGCACAAGTAAGCCGGTGAAACAGCCGCAGACGTATTACCAACGCCGCCCAGAGAGGCAATATCAGGGATTTCCTTGATAATCACGCCGTCATAAACCAGATCGCCTCCGGTAAACAGCGGGTTATTGCTACCACGGCTCCATGCTTCGCGATTAGCCTGTGCGATAACGCTATCAGCTTTTAGATCACGGAAACAGCGAGAGTCAGTGTAAAGCACATACCAACGCTCATCTTCCGTAGTGCGGATCGGACGTATTTTCGGACTGGCCGTTTGCGCGATACGCTTCATCAACTGCACTTCAGCCGCGCCCAAGGTCATGGCTGCGGTCACTGTTGCTAAATCAGCAGAGTGATCCGTATAGCCGCCGTTCCCCAAAGCGTCACCAAACAACACGCGATCGGCGTTATCCACCAGCCAGATGTCTTTGTTGGCTTCTGAGACAGAGCCATAAGCCGTGCCGTTAATCATGCCCAAAGCCGTGATGATGTCATCGCGGGTTTGTTCCATGATCCAATCTTTCAGCACTTCTTTGGCTGCGTTACGCAGAGACAATGCGGAAAACTGCTCATCAACTTCAGCCACGCGCACAGCGTTGCGGATTTTATCTACGGTCAGCTTAAAGCTGCGTGAATCCATCGCCTCTTCATTGCCTTCCAGCGTAGAAGAGCCAGTGACGCCAGCGCCACTCAGACGATTAACTAAAGCGTAAGTGACGGAATCGCCTTTTTTCTTAGTCAGGTCTTTCTTAACCTGGATGATGTTGTTTGGGCTGGTGCCCATTTCGCGCTTAAAGCGGTTTGATTCGATATATTCCTTGAAAAACAAAGAATCCCATTGTTGGACTGTTAAGCCCGTTGCTACTGATGTATCTGCCATATCTATTTCCTATCGATTAAAGGTTGTTTCAAGCGGGTCTGCTGGCATCACAACTTCGTTGTTCCGTCCAGCGGCTCGTGTGTCGGTTAAAGATGGAGAGATGTCAGGAACAGGCTTTGGCTCAGGCGTTGCCGGTTTTGCCAGCATGTCGTTTCTTCGGCCAAGCTCTACAGCTTGAAGGTAAGGCGACATTTTGCTGATTCTTTCCAACTCTGCCGGAGTCTTTGCGAGTGCGTAGATCACCTCTGCCCCGTGATCCAGATTCATGGCGACTTCAGCCATTGCCTCAGTGATCGGAACATCGGCCAGCACCACCGAATCAAAGTCAGGCGCTACCTTGCGTCCACGGTTGATAAAATCATCCCGCTTGGCCATAGCCTCCTGCTGCAACCGATCACGTTCCCACTCTTGTTTCAGCGAGGATTTCAAGCCCTCTGCTTGCTGATTCATTTGTGAGCTCATGTATTCGGCTACCGCTTGCTGATACTTGGCTTCGTCGTATTCAAACTTGTCCAAAGTAGGGAACTCAGCTTGCGATTCAGGCTTTGGTTTTGACGCCTCTGCCATCTGCTGCCGGAGTTGCTCTAACTCGCGTTGCTGTTGCTCGATCTGACGATCTCGCTCCTGCCGTTTTTCTCTCTCGTTTAACAGTGCCACTATCGGCACTTGGTCAGTCTTTTCAGGCTCGTCTTGCGACGTTGGCTCGCTTTCCTGATCAGGTTCTTTGTTTGGCTCTGTTGCCGTTTCCTGCGCCTCTACTTCAGTTAATTGCTGCTCAGGCACTTCCTGCTCAGGGGTTTCAACCGTTTTAACAAACTCATCTATTTCTGACATATCGACCTCGCTGCGTCGTCCAGTAATCGACCGCCCTGCGTCGTCCAGTGCCTTATCGCGGCAAACGTGCAACAAAAAACCCACCGGAGCGGATTTCGTGCTGATCTGTGATCTTATGCTTAAATAGGGCCTGCAAATTGAGTCAAAACATTGACGGCCGTGGCTGCTGCCGGTGAGCCGGTTTTATCCAGCACATAGTCACCTGCCTGATATGCAGTATCCTCGATTGGCTGCTGCGTTACTCTTGCTGCCTGCTCTAGCGCATCATCCTCACCAACTGCCAAACCATAGCCCAATCGAGCAAGACCCGACAAGCCCTGCATGGGCACATCAAACAAGTCAAGGACGTTGCCTAGCTGTTGCATGACTTCAGCAAATTGCTGCTTTCTCGCTTCTCGCTTCATAGCAAAGGCCTCACCTCTGCGTCTGCGCTCTTGGTTCTGCTCTTGTTGAGCAATAGCTGCCTGAGCCTCTTCAGGAGCCATAGAAGCGCCCACTAAACCGGCTGTTACGGCTGCTGGTGCGGCAGATGCTAGTAGATTTGGGCTGCCAATCTTTTCGGGGTCGAATTCGGCGTTGACGCTGCGAATTTTTGAAGGGTCAAGCACCACCGTTGCCGGAGGTCTTTGCCTTACAGCATCTGCACCTTCATCGACTATAAAACTGTCAAAACCCAATTCAGGGACTTCTTCTCGTAAAAATTCAGCTAATGAGTTATTTTCAACCCAGTCAGGCAACCCTTGTTCTGTGATCTCGGAACCGTTATCAAAAACACCCTTGTATTTTTCTCGATAGATACGCAAATGGTCGGGGTTACGAGTATCAAATGTTTTCTGACGATTTAGATAAACAGGGATTACACCGGGCGCATCTTTTGTAACCCCGTAGAAAGATGACGATGATGCACTTGAGTCTGTGAACTTACTAGCATAATCAGCGTCTGCCGTGAAAAAGGAATCTTCTTTAAATGACGGGAAATCGATATTAGGAGAACCGTGATAAAAAACCTCGCTAGTGTCAAACCCCATGTCACGCGCACGCTTCATACGAGCAGCCGTTGACATATCCAGCGCTTTCTTTAAGCCAGCCAGCTTACCCATCAACCTGTTCCAGCATGTCACTTAAGCCAGACTCAACCGCATCATTCTCTAGCTCTTGAGCCTCAGTGTCGGCCATGTCTTTAGCAGCTTTGGCCAATTTTGCGCGAATATCGGCTACTTTTGTGGCTTTCTCAATTTGGTAAGCCTCTTCCTCACGCTGTTGAGCCTTCTGCATCTCTATCTGCTTCAGTTCGGCCTCTTCCGGGCTTAATTCACCGCCGGAAATGACTTCCATGAGCCGTTTTTTGTTCGGAACATGAGGCATCAACTCAAGCCAGATTTGTAAAGGCACCTGAGTACCTGAAGCACTCACCGCATTAGCAAATGCCTCGAATGTCTCGGTCTGCAATGTGGTGACGTCCGGCACCATGTCTAGGATGATGTCGATGTCCAACTCAGCCACATGGTTTTCGATGTGGTGAACCTCGTTTGCGATGGGGTTCATCGGATCAAACGGCTGGCCCTGCTCTTTGAGCATCTCGCCAAACGTAACCGGCTTATTCAGCGCGATAAATTTCAGACTGTTTTCGTCATCGGTAACGCGAATCCACTTCTCTTCACGCCAGAATTGCTTGATACGCGCCCAAATCTGCCGATAGATGCGCTTTTCCCAGTAACGTGCGCCATCCAGAAGCGGTGCAAGGCCACGCACTGCGGCCTGCTGGCTCATTTGCATGGCGCGGCCAGATAGCGACTTCTCAGAGCCACCTGAAAGCTGCTCTACGCCACCAAAGCTGTTAAGCGATCCCTTGGCATCCTGCAATAGCTGAAACTGACCGGACGCTAGGTCGCCAGTATGCTCGATGCTGAATTCTTTGCCGGGGTTTTTCTCAACGTAGCCATCAGGCTTGTTGACCTCGGCTCTGGCTCTGTTGATGCTATCGACTGCGCCCTTGTCCGCTATGACCTGTCGAGTAGATAGCAAGTGCAGTGACTTAGATCGTCGCTTATTGATCTCATCAACAATGGTGATAAGTTGCCGAACATAACCGTATGGGTTGTTGTCCCGATCCATGTAGGCGCGTTGCACCTCAATCGGGTTGGCCGGCTCACCATCCTCATCCAGATAGTCAGACGGATGCGGCTCGACCACATAACCCTGTCCGGTAAACATGCAGTGCAGCCACTGACCACCAGACTGATAATACATCTCGATGATCTTGACGCGATGGCGATTGCGGTCAAAAAACAGGTTTTTAGGCTTGTCGTCGTAGGTATCTGTGCCGCCTGCCTCTTCAATGCCTGCTGTTAGAATAGCTGGGTCAACATTCGGCCACTTGGCCTGTGCTGCCGTGTCCTCCATCCAGATCGCCTGCCCCATAAACATGGCGTCTGCGCCGTCTTTGCGTGACGAATGCGAGTCGATGAAAAAGCGATCCCAAGGGATGCGACGAGGCATAATCTCAACACCCCGCTTACCCTTCTTGATCTCCACAATAGAAGCCATAGTGCCTTCAACCAAGTAGTCATCTATACACGTTGTCTTAACTTGATCCAGGCTGGCGTTGTCAGCCACATAACGTAGGGCATCGGTCACGGATTCTGCCGCATCTTCGTCGTCTGGATTTCTTGGAAACCCCTTAATGTCAGTTCGGCTTGTGATCTCGTAACCGATGATCGATTGGACAAACTCTTTGAGTTCAGGCGATTGTGTGATGGGTTGTTTGCGATTCTTGAGCGCGGTTTCTTCCTCAGAAGTCCATTGCTTCAAGTCCACATAGTCTCGATCACGCTCTGCCTTTGTGCGGTTGTCTTGAGTCGCCAGCGCGGTATCAATATACCAACGTTTCACATCCTCAAGCTGTTTTCCAGGAGTCATATTCGTCATCTTCATTAAAAACCTTATCCCACCTATCGCGTGGTTTTGTGTCGGCCTTGCTTACAGGCGCAGCACCAATAATCTCGTCAAGCGCCATGCCAATCAGCGCACATACATCTACAGCGTCGTCGTAGCGTCCTGTAGGAAATGAGCAGAGTTGATTGATGAGCCGGTCGCCCCATTCGGTATAGGGGATATAAACCTTGCCCATTGCAGCGCGTCCTCGGAAGGATTGCGCCATTGCCGCCTTGTCTGCGGTGCGAGCAACCCATTCATAGCTTGAATAAAGCCGTCGCTCATGGGCGCGTTTCATCATCAAGCCTTCGATGGCTTTCTGAATCACGCCCTTTTCCCCGAAGATGGTCATAGGCTTATGCTCTGCGGCAAGATCAAGCTGTCGATCTACCCAAACATCAGGCGTTTCTTGCCCAAACCACCAATCCACTGCGTACAAGTCATCAGCAGGGCTGACGCCCCACACACCAAACTCGGTATAATCGCCACCGCCTTCTGTCACCGCGTAGTCAGATGTTATGTACTTATGTACGTCTGGCAAATCCTGCAAGTGATACCGCTTAAACCACTCTCGTTTAAAGAAATCGCCCTCTGTAGCAGACGGTATTTGCTGGTATAAAGAATTCCAATCCCTTAAACCTGTTAATGTCATGGTTTTTTTGGTTTGCTCCCACCATTCAGGACTAAACCAATCAACCCAAAGCCATTCGCCCTCTTTGCGGCCTAATAAGTCGTTTTCTCTAGCCTCTGCCGGCAAGCAAACAACAAACCATTCCTTGCCATCCCTTGCCTTAACAATACCGCTTTCGCCGTTCCAATCTTCTGGCAAGATACGCCCTGCCAGATCATCTTCATGCCATCGGGTTAAAATGATGATTTCAGGACTATTGGGCTTTAGCCGTGTTTGAAAGTCTGTTTTGTACCATTCCCACGTGGAGTTTCTAACCGTTTCAGAATCAGCATCCTTTCTACCCTTAACGGGGTCATCAATAATGCCTAAATCACCCCTTCTGCCTGTAATACCAGCACCAACACCAACAGACTTGTAATTGTTGCCTTTGGCTGTCTCCCATTCACTCTTAGATTGCGAGTCTTGAGATAGCTCAGTATCAGGAAAAACGCTTTGGTATTCAGGCGTTCTTACTAAGTTTCTAACCTTGCGGCCAAAGGTGTTTGATAAGTCTTGGCCATAACTAGCCGATATAACGCTTTTACCTACTACGCCTTCACTATCCCACCTCCCCATCACATAAGCAGGGAAATTAACCGTAGCATAAGTAGACTTTGCCGAACCCGGCGGCATAAATACCATCAAGTTCTTAAGCTCGCCGCTTACTATCTTGTCCAGATAGCCGTTTAATACTTTATGGTGCTTTGCTGGGGGCTGGTCAGGTGATATAGAAAGGCTAAAGCCTGTCATTGAGCTTCTAGCCTGCCTACGCTTTAAAAGCTCCCTAGCCGCGTCCTGACGCGATAGCTTCAAGCTCTGCATCTGATAAGCCTGTTGCATCTCTAGCCGTTATGTTTGCGTTAATGTCTTGCTGATCTTTCCAACCGAAGTTGTTTTTCAGGTTGAAAATAGCGCCAGTTACAGCGCTTCCATAAAGTCGTTGCTCTAATGCAATCGCAACCCTTTGCTTTGCCGCCTTTATTGTGTGAAGAAATTCTTTTTTATCCTCATACCCAAGTAATGCCCTGCGAGACATGCCAAGCGCATGGGCCAAGCCTTCTACGGTCGGGCAATACTGAAGCCCATTGCCAATATCGACGTAGGCGTCCGTCTCGAAATACTTATCAATGACCTTTTGCATCTCTTCTGGCGTCTTGTACATTGGTGGTCTGCCTGCGCCCATTATCGACCACCCGGCAGTACATGAAACACTGTGTGATATTCAACCGTCTTGGAGCCGCTTGTCAGCTCTGCTACAGCAAGATAACGTGTGTTAGCCGCCAGCGGTATGCTGCTGGTGTCGTAGTCGTTATACAAGTCCCAATCGCGCCCTTGCACCTTTTCGCCCGTATACTCAGCCAGTGCCACGTCATCAGTTGCCGTAGCGCTGTAGCTAGTGCGGATCGTGACATTGCCTGCCCATGTGTTGCCATCATCGGGGCCTCTAACAAGCAGGCGCAGCGTATCGCCAAGCCTAACGGCGCTTTGATGTTCTGAGCTGTAAGGGATGGCAATAATCATAGGCATTAAAAAACCGCCCTAAAGGCGGTGGGTTATCTTTAGGGATAGAATCCCTTATATTAAAAATAAGCGTACCACAGCGTTTTCTCTTACGCAACTACATATCGTGTTTTTTTTCAAACGAGACACTAGATATTTTGGTTCTGTAATTTTCCGCTAACCAACCTCTTGCTCTGTGGCACATCTGATCGTAAGCATTAGCACTCACTCGCATGATCTCGGCCGCCTTTGCCGTGGGCAACTGCGAACCGTCTATCCTGCGCTGATACCGCAAGCAAATCGCTACATACCACCGTTCATTTTTGCGCTCTAAGTTTAACAGCAATTTTTTTGTTTCTTTGAATGCTTGGATAATGTCGGGGTCGGTGAAGTCAATTCTCGAACTGGGGAGCTTGCTCTTAAACTCGCAGCCGGTCATCCCGCCATCTTCCACCACCCTACCCCAGGGCGATGGCTTATTAAACATCAACTGACGTCTTAGTAGCTCTTCGTAGTAGTTATGTAACATCCATTCAACTCGGTTTTTCATCGAAAGAAGCCCGTTATTTGCCGCTTATTGCGCTGAAGTAACGCACTTGTTCACGTTGCTGATAATATCTCGCATAACGCTTAATCTTGAATTTAAAACGTCATAATCTTCATAAATTCCGACAAGCGTGCTGCCAGAAGCCTTGGCATCCCAGCGATTATCCAAAACGTTTTGAATACGCGAGATTAAGCCATTAATCGCCTGTTTCGACTCAGAGTAAGGCCATGACTCTTCGCTGCATTTGTCTGTAAGCACTGGCTCTGGCACTGGCTCCGGCTGTGGTTCAGGTTCTGGAACCGGTTCAGGCTCAGGGCTTGGCTCAGGAGTTGGTTGTGGCACGGGTGTTGGTGCTGGTGTAGGCGTAGGTGTTGGACTTGGAGTTAAGTTCAACTCGCTTAACTGAGCAAACGTGCCACACGTATTGTTACCCGTGATATTCGAACCGAAGCAGGTCTTATTTTGTACCGTGTTTTTGAAATAAAATTGATTATTATCAATCGTTAAATCTTGCCCACGAACAGCCAACGGCAAATCAGTGTGATCTGCTGTCAGTGCTACGATGTTATTGCTAATCTCGATCGGATAGTGCTCTGTTTTTTTCGTATCTTCAGAACCTAAATACGTTTTAATCGCTTGTGTGGTGGTGCCAGATAGGTCGGTAATCACGTTGTCTAATATCTTAGTGCCAACGCATGAGCCGCAGCCGATCGCTGTGCGCCCCATGTTTTCTAATCTGTTACCCTGAATTAAAACATTCTCAAACGATTCTTCTTTAG